TAAGAGACAAGCGGCTGTTGACGCAGGTTATTCTGAAACTTCAGCTCACGTACAAGCTGCCCGCAACTTAAAGAAGGATAAGATTATCCAATACATAGATAGATTGCGGGTTGATGCTAGGCGCTTGACAAGTGAGTCTGTGTCAAAAGAGGTAGAGAAGCTCGATAAAGTGTATGCTGAGGCTTGTGGCAAGAAGCAGTATTCAGCAGCAGTCAATGCGATAAGGTTGAAGTCTCAACTGTTAGGGTTTTTGATTGAGAAGAAAGAAGTACAACACTCAACACTTGATGCTATGAACGATGATGAGATGTCCACATACCTAGACAAGATAGCCAAGGACCACAACATTCATAGCAAGCAACCCGGCGTTGTTGAAGGCTGTTGAAAGTGGCTTGTTGAAAAGTGCTTGAGCCCGAGTGATCAGCACGGATCCTAGGATCAAGAGTGTGCAGCAGGGATCAAGAAAAATAAAAAAAAATAAATGATTGAAAAAGCTAGATGAGAATGATTCGCAAAGCTCTATACATTACATTACGATAAAATAAAAAAATAAGAATAAAAAAGTTTCTAATTGATAATAAATAAATATTAATAAATAAATTAAATTAATTAACGAAAGTAAAAAATGCTTATATACTTATTCAGAATACCAATAGTTTTTATATTATTATTAAATCTATTTATTATTCTCTCATAGATAGAATAACAAAAACAGAACAAGAACAAAACGAGAACGAAACGAGTCCGTCAATAATATAACTCAACCGATTTTTTTTCTTTTAATTTCTTTAAAAATATATATATTTAAATTATCTAAATTAATTAAATTAATAAATAAATTATTATCTTAATTTAGATATCGAAAGTAGAAATATGACTATAACTAAAAATAAAATAGTCGAAAATAAAATCGCTTTATCTTTTAGAGAATATAAAGATAAAAAAATTTTATTTAGATTATTTAATAATAAAAGAGATAAAACGAAGTCTTTTATTATTTACGAAAACGCTAAATTTTCTAATACTATAGAAAAAGCGTTTAATAATAACTATCGTAAAATAGATATAGAATACGATACGACTAAAAATAATCGATTTAAAAAAGTAAATCTTTTAATCGATTTAAATTCGTATCTAGATAAAAATAAGAAAAATTTATATCTAGATTTAATTAACTCTAATAAAGAGTTTATTAAAACGAATAAAGTATCTAACGAAATATTAGAAAATATTAAATATTTCGAAAATAAAATTAATAGTCTTTAATAGACTTTAATTTAAAAGACTAGCGTATTAATTTACGCTAGTCTTTTTTTTTATCTAAAGCTAAATTAAAAAAACTAATCTAAAATAAAAAACTAATTTAAATAAATAGTATTTAAAAACGTATTAAGTTTGAACGAAAAAAAACGTATTAAGTTTGAAAAGCGAATGGGCTCTTTCTAGGGAGAAAGAGATAGAAAGAGTGATGAATGAATTAAATGTATATAAATTTTATAGCTGTACATTTAACTTTTTAAATAGTAGCCTACGAAAAAAAATATAAGGAGTATCTTATGATTTTAAAAATAACAAATAAAATTAAAAGTATAGTGTCTTGGCTTAAATCTTTTATTATATGTCAATATATACCTTTTTCTTCAAAATTATGGAAAGACGGAATGTGTCCTTTATGTAAATCAACTAGCATGAGCTGTGGAATAGCTTTAGTTGTTCTTATACTATTAATCATTTTTCTTTCTTAAACTTAACGAATTAAATTATTGGAAAAAACTTTAGATTTTATAACAGTAAGTATATGCTTATTGTTAATGGGAGTAACTTTAATTCCCATTTATATAGTGCAGCTTATTCTAAAATTATTTAGATATGCAAGTTTATTAATATCTTGGATATTAGAAAAAATAATTTTGGCACTGAACCTAATTACTGGATATTATGGAACTTTAATAGTTTCATTACGAAATAAAAAGTAATTTAGGTGCTGTTTCACTAAACAGTAGGGAGACTTACTTGAAACAGGGAGGACGGTGGGCACATATTTTTGTTTATATATTCATATAAACATACTAAGGTGAGTTATGTCTATATCAGTTTTACTTCCTACTCGTAAAAGAACTTCTTTAGTTAAAAAATGTACCGAATCACTATTAGATAATGCTAAAGAACCAGATAAAATTCAATTACTTTATGGAGTAGATGACGATGATCAGGAGAGTATAGATTTTTTAAAAGATATTAAACATCCTGCTAGATCAGTAATTAAGTTTAAAAGATTAGGTTACGAAAACTTACATAGATATAATAATGCTCTCTCTGTATATGCTCAAGGTACATGGATCATGATCTTTAATGATGATGCTATAATGCAGACTAAAGATTGGGATTCAGAGATAGGAAAGTTTGATGGCCAGTTTAAGTTGCTCCGGATCGAAGAATCCACTGGTCATCCTTATAGTATATTTCCTATCGTACCTTGGGATTGGTTTAGATGTCTAGATCATTTAAGTTTACATGGACAAAATGATGCGTGGCTCTCAGAGATTGCTTATATGTTAGATATCATGCAAGATGTACCAGTTAAAGTTTTACATGATAGAGCTGATATAACAGGAAATAATGATGATGAAATTTTTAAAAGTAGAGTTTATAAAGAAGGGAACCCTAAAGAAGAAGGAGACTTGCATCATCAAAAAATGATCAATTCAAGATTTGCAGATGCAAGTAAATTAGCTTGGTATTTAGATAAAATAGGACAACCTTCTTTACATTGGCAAAAAATTGTTAAAAAAGAAGTAGAACCTTTTATTAAATTAACTAAAGCTTTTGAAGATTATCGAGGAAAAGGAGCAGTAGGACAAGGATTACAAAATGCAAAAACTCCAGATCAAAGAACAGTTAAAGTCAGCTATTCAGATTTACCGAAAAACAAAGGATAAACGTGCAGGTGAAGTAGTAGAACATTTAAATAAGATACTATCTACTTCTGAAGCTCGTAAAACTTTATTACAATATGCTAAACATATATATCCTGGCTATAAGGATCCTGCTCATATAAGATTAATTTCTAAAAATCTAGAACTTTTAGAAAAAGGAGAACTAACTAGACTAGCAGTTTTTATGCCACCTCGACATGGAAAGTCAATGTTATGCTCTGAGTTCTTTCCAGCTTGGTATCTAGGAAATAATCCTAATGAATTTGTTATACAATCTACTTATGCTCAAGAACTAGCAGATGACTTTGGACGAAAGGTCCGTAATCAAATTATTAGTCCAGACTTTAACAGTGTATTTCCACAAGTAGGCCTTCGATCAGATTCAACTTCAGCTAAAAGATTTCATACAATGCAAGGTGGAACGTATTCAGCTGTCGGTGCTGGAGGAGCAATTACAGGTAGAGGTGCACATTTATTAATTATAGATGATCCTATAAAAGGAAGAGAGGATGCTGAGTCAGAAGTTCAAAGAAAAAATTTAATAGAATGGTATAAATCAGTTGCTTATACTCGATTACAACCAGGTGGAAAAATAATTATAATTCAAACTCGTTGGCACCAAGATGATTTAGCTGGACATATTTTAAATGAAAGTAAAGAAGATTGGAAAATTTTAGATTTACCTGCTATTGATTCAAAAGGAAATGCGTTATGGCCAGAAGCTTATTCGAAAGAAGATTTAGAAAAAATTAGAAGTACAGTAGGAGAACGAGTATGGTCAGCTCTTTATCAACAACAACCATCTGCTGATGAAGGATCCATTATTAAAAGAAATTGGTGGAAGATATATTCAGAAAAGAAAATTCCAACTTTATCATATGTTGTTCAATCTTATGATACTGCATTCTCTACTAAAGCTTCTGCAGACTTTTCTGCATGTACTACTTGGGGAGTTTATACAGCTAGAGATAAAGAAAATAAACCTTATGCTGCATGTTTATTATTAGACGCATGGAAAGAAAGATTAGAATATCCCGATTTAAGAAAAAGAGCACAAGATACTTATGAAAAATGGTATCCCGATCAAGTATTAATAGAAAAAAGAGCTTCAGGTCAATCTCTTATACAAGATATGAGAAGATCAGGAGTACCTGTAATTACTTATACTCCTGATAGAGATAAGGTATCCAGAACGCACTCAGTAACTTCAATGTTTGAAGCTGGATTAGTGTTTACTTTGGATAAAGATTGGACTAAAAGTGTAATAGAGGAATCAGCAGCTTTTCCTTATGGAAAATTTGATGATATTCATGATACGTGTGTACAAGCTTTATTACGTATTCGTGATGGTTTTTTAATTGCTCATCCTGATGATCCCGAAGATGAAGATTATGAACAGAGGAAACAACGCTATAAAAACAAACATTATTACTCTTAATAGGTATAGACCTTTTAAACAAAAGCCACCTAGTCCTAAACAAATCGAAAAAGCACAAGATGATCAAGTAATACAAGCTTTTCATGATGCGTGTATTAAGATAACTGATAAAATGGATATTAAAGGATATGCCCTAGTAGCATGGGACGAGAAGGGAACTCCCTGTTTATCATGGTCTACTGGCCATAATAAAAATCCTATTAGCGAAATGTTACTTCCGACCTTTACACAGTCATGTTTTCAGTCTATACTTAATAAAAAATTAAGTACAACGGAGGACTTAAATGAGTAACCCATTTACTAGACGAGGTACAGAACCTAATTACACTACAGAAAACTTTAGTGTAAAAGATGTTAAAGCATCTAATGCTAGATTTTATGAAAAATTTCCTGATGCTGTTGAACCTGCGGCAATGATTAAAAAAGCTATGCAGAATCCGGATGATGAAGTAGTAAAACAACAAACAAGACGTGAAGAAGAAGAAAAAGACTTCATGAAGAAAATAAAGATAACTGGAGGAATATACTAATGACTAAAACTCAAGTGACTACTACAACACCTGTTCAGTACAATTCAAGTGGAGCTGCTGCTGGTTTTGGACCACAAGCTCATCCACCACATGAAGATGCAGCTGCTGCAAAAACTATTCAGGACAAGACTAAAGGTAACTCTAATTACAATAGTGATAATAGAGCTTTTATATCTAAACTAAAAAGAAATTCAAATTTTAGTTCGGATAATAAATCTTTTATTTCTAAACTAAAAAGATAAGTAATATGTCTAACACTAGAAAAATGAACGAACTAGAAGAACTAGGTCGAGTAGATGCAGAACATGCATATACTGAAAAAGGAAAACACAATCTTGACG